ATCTGACATTGCCATTTTCGTCTTCTGCTTGTTAGCGTAAATTTTACTTCCTGCAGAGACGGCTAATTTTATTGCCGATAACCACATGAATTAGTACGCTTTTGAGTTTCTTCTTTTTTCTGGTAACATTCTTTTCTGACCACCAACCGGCATCTCAGGTTTTCCTGTACCAATATAGTTAAAAGCCTTATCAGCAGTTGTTTTAGATCTAGGATCTATCTCAACTTGTTGTTCGCCGACTTGTACTGGCTTTATTTTATCTAGTTTTTGCATTTTATGCTCCTTTTTTACGTTTCTCTACACCTTTTATAACACCTTTATTCTTAGATGCATAGAAAACTGTTTCACCTTTCTTTTTTCCATACTGTTTCTTCATGGATTTCATAATTTTTTTACCTTTTTTGTTTAATGGCATTAATCATCCTCCATCATGACCTGGGCTTGTTGTATTCCTGACTTTGCAAGACTAACTCCAGCTCTTAATTTTGATAAATCTTCGTTTTGTTCTAATTTATCTTCAAAATTTTCACGTTGTTGCATTAATCTTGCTCTTGCAAGTTCAACTTGCGCCTCATCGTTGTCTCTTTTTCGCTCATTTTCCATTGCACGTAGGTCAACCTCACGTGATTTTAGTTTTAATAGTGGATCGGAGTCGAATTGTGATGTGATTTTCTTCTCTTCTCTCATGAAATCCTCTGTCATCTCGGCAACAAGCACTGCTTTTCTAGCTTCAATCGCCTGAGAGATTTGTTGTAGCTGTTGTGCAGCGTTCGGATCGGTTGCAGCTTGTTGTTGCAACATCTGTAACTGCATTATCTGCTCTCTAAATTCTAATTGTACCTGCTCTTGCGCCATCAAACTGATGTGCTCTAAAATATTTTTTTGTATCGCCGCCATAATCGCAGGATTATTTCTGACCATATTGGTCGACATAAAATTTAAATGAGCTGTTATGTGTGCCCTGTGATCTTGACCAGGGAAAGCCTGAAAAGGTTTACCAGCTAAAGCATTGATGTGTTCCATACTTGGATCCATCGGTGCCATTGGTGCTGGTGGTGGTAGTATCTGATCAATATTTTTTACACCAATCGCCTCGTACATTTTTCTGTAAGCAGAATATAAATTATGAATCTGTGGATTTGATTGTGCGAGTTGTAATTCTGTTTGTGCCATAGATATTCTCTGCGCCATAGAAAATATATTTGGATCTGCAACTGGCACGATATCTATCCTGTCGTCAAAGTCTACTTGTTTAATGTTCCGTGCTCCACCGACCACGTCGTATGGATATTCTGGTGGTAGATATTGTGATACTACTTTTGATAAAAGTTTGAATTCTTTTTTCATTCCTGCATACAATCTCTTATGTATCGCAGACATGACCCGTGATCCACGTTCCAA